AATATCATTCGTAAATCGCGAAAACTTCAGAAGATTCGGGTAAAGGGCATCATGATGGTTCTTGACCCCGATACGAATGAGGTGTTTGACTTCTTAGCATTTGAAGATACCCAACGTTTACTTAAAATTGGATTGAGAACGTCTCTCGGCGAAATCAGGTTTTTTACCTCTGTAGTTTCATAAATATGGCAACAGTATCAAACGCCGGAAGTGGAGCAACTATGTCAAATGCCCAAGCAGGAACCCGCTTAACATCCTCGAGTGATTGGACTCGGTTGATGAAACTTCGTCTCGTAGGCAAGGGCTCGTGGAATAACGCTGCGAATACGACTGCGAAACCCGCCGCCAATCAAAGCACCTACGGCACAGCATTGATGATTCCTAAAACTACGGGCACTTCGCGTAACCGCAATATGGCTTCGGACTGGACAAATTATGTAGCATACAATACCGCCGACTACGTTCTCCAGACCCAACCGTCTAGCACGAATGTTGGTAAGACTCTCACGGCGTTTAAGGTATGTACTTGCGACGCTCCTCCTTACACCCCCAAGAAGGTTGGTCTATGTGCTAAGTGTATTCAACCTTCTAAGTAATTTACTAAGGTTTTCATTATCGGCGTAATAAATAACAAGAGATGCCGGGTGGATTAATGCAATTGGTGGCTAAAGGGGCACAAGACCAGCTTGTGAATGGAAACCCCTCCTTTACCCACTTTCGAAGCATGTATAAGCGTCACACCGATTTTGCGATGGAGCACTTTCGGTTAAATTTTAGGACTACAAATCTTTCTCTTCCAGCGTCCGGGAGTCTAGCTTTGACTGCTCGCGTAGATCGAAACGCTCAACTTTTGAACGATTGCTATTTAAGTGTTACTTTGCCCCCTATTTATTCGCCCGTGGTTCCTATCACGGGCCCAATTCCGCCGGGGGCTCCGATCAATTCTTTGTCGCAAGCAATCGGGTACGAGTTTCAATGGATTCCTAATTTGGGCTACAACATGATCAATTATGTTTCCATTCAAATCAACGGACAAGAAATTGTGAGACATACAGGCGAATGGATGAAACTTTATGCGGCTCTTACATTTTCGTCCAACAAAAAGGCGATCGTGGATACGATGATTGGAAATTTGCCCCAGTATAACGACCCGGCAAACGCATATGGCAGAATTAACCAGTATCCTCACGCCGTATCTAGTGCCGCATCCCCCGCCGAGCCCTCCATACAGGGAACCATTCTTACAATCCCTCTCCACTTTTGGTTCTGCGAAGATGTAGGTTCTGCCCTTCCTCTAATCGCTATTCAGCAGTCGGAGGTTGATATTGTTGTGGAACTGAACAATGTTTATTCTCTGTTCACTGTGCGCGATGTAGATATCGCGAGCCCCACGTTCGCTGAGCGCATCGCTCCCGATCCTTCGAAGGCAGTATACTACATGAACAACTTTTTGTCGCCTCCGACTTACGTGATTTACCCGACTCCTTCGGCTCCCACAAATCCGAACCTATATTCGTGGGATATCAATTCGTTCATCGAATGTAACTACATCTTTTTGAGCGACGCGGAGCTCATTCATATCGCAAAGTCCGACCACTCTTTCATAATCAAGCAACTAAATGTTGTTTCCGCGTTTAACCAATACGGTCCTTCTAATGACCTAGAACTTACGATGCGAAACTTATGCACACGCCTAATATGGGTAGCACAAAGAAGCGATCGTGCCTCGAAAAACGACGTAGACAATTATACGAATTGGGAAAACGCTTACCAGCCGCCACTAGACCCCTCCGGATTCAGTTTCATGACGCCGTGGTATTCGTCTGGAAACGCTCTTCCGACAGGAACTTCCCAACGCGATATTTTGCTAGACTCTTCGATTATCTTGGATGGTAAGGAGCGGTTCAACTACAAGCAGACCGAGTTCTTTGATCGCATTCAAAACTACCGGTTCAATGTAGGAAGAACAACCGACATTCCCGGACTCTATTGCTACTCGTTCGCACTAGACCACGACAAGACCCAGCCTTCGGGGCAGTTAAACGGATCCATGTTTAACCACACCGTTCTCCGCAACTCCTACATCCAACCCCCCATCGTATCAAATATGGCAACTCCCCCGACGACTATGTGCGTTCTAAAATCTACCGCTTTCAATTCCAACCCAACGGTTGTCGACCCAACTGCGGTTGGTCCCAACGGCAAACTTGTTTATTCGCCAAACGATGTAGTGACAGTTCTGAAGAAAGGTGCCAGTCAGACATACGCGTATACGTATAACGTCCGGGCATTCGTGGAATCCTATAACTTCCTGAGGTTCATGGGAGGCGTAGCAAATGTCATGTTTTCTTCATAATAAGAAGGTAAGATGAGTGGAATAACAGTTTCCAATGCCACTTACGGAACGACCTCATCATCCGTAGATGTGACCAAAACAGTATCAAACGCAGTAAAGAACGGGGTGCTCAGCATCAATAATATCAGCCCCTCTACTTTGGACGTGGAAGACCCGGCACCCAGCGACCCCAAGACTCTAAACGTATCCTATTCCATCAACGGCGGCTCCTCGCAGAGCACTTCCGTTCGGGACGGAGATAACTTGTACGTGAATGCCCCCCCTGAGCGTATAGCGACGGGTCTTCGGATTACCCGTGCCGAGTATGGATACCCCGGAAACTTCACGGATGTCACCGATGCGGTTCAAATGATGGTTCGTAATGGCAAGATTGACCTAAAAGTAAGTTTCGCGGCCGTAGGGCTTCCAGATCCCAATCCCAATAAGAAAAAGGAACTACAAGTGGACTACACAATAAACGAAGCGTCTAACTCCAAGACGTTTAAGGACGGCGAGCGTTTTTTTGTGAGTGCTCCTGCCGTTGAAGGTCCAAATAGCACAACCCCAGCAAAAGATGTTGGAAGTGCCGTAAATATCATATTCTACAACTTGCTTCGGCTGATCGGCGTCTTTTTATACGCCTGGTCCGTGTTCGTGGCGATGGAATACGGCAAAAACTTTATTTCTCCATATCTGTGGGGTGCTCTGTCCGCAGTGCTGCCCTTCTTTGCGTTCTGGGGAATTCCCATAGTGGCCTTCTTCTATAGTCTGTTTAGCGGATCCAAATCTTACACGCCACTATAAGTGAAAAATCTTTTGTTTTTCTTTTGTTTTGTATTTGTATTTGTATTTGTATTTGTATTTGTGTTTAAAGGCGCATCATAGTCTTGAATGCGCCCACACCGAGGAAACCCTGGAACACGTCCCGGCCATTTACCTCCAAGTATATGCGTCCGGTCTTTTCACCGACGCCATACTTCTTGCCTTCAAATGGAGTCTCGATGATATCTTCATCTTCATTCTCCTCAGGCCCCTTGACATATCGACCATTGTCGGCATCCCAATAGGTGCCAACCGGCTCGATTGTCGCGGTCATCTTGATAGAGCGGAGTTCATCCAGGCTCACAGAAACCGCGCCGCGCTCGTCCTTATCCTCCTCGGCGGGAGGCTTGTCAAACTGCGGCTTGTCACCGGCGCCGCCCCAATCGGAGCCGGCGCGGTCGTTTACGGACTTAGCATAGTCGCGCATGTGGTCGATAAGGCCCTTGGCCTTAAACTCATCGTCCGTGAGCTCCTCGATAGACATCAGGAATTCGCGCTTGCGCTCATCCGTAGTCTCAAGGTGTCCGCGATAAAGTACCTCCGCAAACTGCTTCTGCAGCGTGGGGGACATGCGCTTGATGCGCTTCTCGGACTTGTCGGGCTTGGTCTCGGTCTCCTCGACCTTCTCCTCCTCCTTCTTTTTGCCCTTCTTGGGCGCCGTCGGCGCCTCCTCGGTCTTCTTGCCCTTCTTGGGCGTGACCTCGGGCTTGGACTCGGCCTTGGTCTCAACGACCTTCACCTCCTCCTTCTCGGACTCGGCCTCAACGGCCTCCTCCTTCTTTGCCTTGCCCTTCTTGGGCTCCGGCTTGGGCTTGGTCTCAACGACCTCGTCCTTCTTAGCCTTGCCCTTCTTGGGCGCCGGCTTGGGCTTCGCCTCGGACGCAGACTCCAGCTTATCCAGCTTGGCCTGCTCCTTGGCGATCTTCTCCTCGTGCTTAGTCTTGGACTCCTCGTCCTTGAACTTGTTAGCAACGAGCTTCTCGTTCCAGTTCTTCAGGTTCTTGCGCGCCTTTTCAATGGGCGACAGCTTGACCTTCTCGGAACCGGTGTCCGACGCATTGTCGGACTTCTCCGCAACGAAAGCCTTGGCCTCCTCTACGTCGAACCCAAACTTGCCCGCCAGCTTCTCAATCATCTTGATAATCTCTGCGTTGTTCTCCATTTTTATCTTGGATATGCTCGTTTGGTAATGTGTAATGCCTAATGCTTTGGAATTAATAAATCCGTTTTACACGAACCACTTTCCATGAGACCTCATATGATTCTTCTTTACCTCTCCGCCCACGAGCCAATTGAAATGAATCAGGTAAGGATGTGTTTTGTGAATATTATATAACCACCACCCACGAAAATTTGTTCTGTAATATCTTCCGTTCGGAAACCTATCTAAAGGCAGTTTCTTGCATTTTAACTGGTCTTTGACGTTATTGATATACACTTGGTCATCCCATCCTAAAACATCCTTGAACTCTTCGGTTCTTTTAGGGTCAAAAATAGAAATAGTTTTTTCGTTAGATTTTATGAACATGAAGCCTGAACAGAACTCAGAATTGTCAGCATCATCCAACCCGTCACTTTGAATCAGCATATCATTATCGCCGATATTCTGAAAAAGGAAGTTGTAAAAATCGCAGTTCTGGTACACGATATCGCCGTCAGTAAAACATACAAAAGGATGTTTTAACAAATTCTCATGTATTATTCCGAATTTCCGTTGAGTTATATTTGACCAATTCCCAGTTCTGAAGGACTGAAGATTGGAGTTCGGTTCATCATCTATCAGAGTACACAAATACCCCTTGCTCGTTAAAGTATCAAAGCCCTGCTTTCCAATACAATAGCAATGTAGAGGAATGCTAAATCCAATTCTCTTGAGAGACTCTAAACAGTTCAATGTAAGTTCTACATATCCCGAATTTGTCAATGTTATGAATGCCATTACAAATAAAAAGCAAAATTGTTCTGGGAAATACACTCAATCAAAAGTAAATCATAATAATATCTCCGCCACACGAATCAAAATCAATACGATTCTCTTCAAGACGGCGCATAAGCTCTTCACGGTCTTCTTCCTTCATCTCGCTCATGTTGAATGTAGAGCTGGAATGAGCATCGAGCCCTTTCTCCCAAAAGTCGTCCCACATGTCCATTTCGGTATAGGCTTCGCGAATACGAAGTTTGGTGAAATCTCGATGGTCGTACTCACACGCAACGCCGTAAGGGCAGGGCGGCGTTCTGCCACCCGAGGATGCGTGAACGACGTGCTCTACACATCGCTTATGATAAAATTTACAGTTTATCCAAGGACAGCTATTTGCCAACGAACACCAGCGTGGTTTATCCACTTGCCAAAAGTTTATCTTTCCACTCAATGACATTTTTAAAAAGTTAATTTGAGCTTTACCAATTCGTTTTTAATCGCACGAAACTAACACTTGTTCTTACAAATGAGCGACTCCGAGTTTGCTAAGACCCATCTCCGCGAGCACCTTGGTGGTCTTTTAGTAGAACCAATCTCCGAAGGATTCTGGAGCATTTACAACACTTCCAGAGAGCTGTGCGAGCGGAACGGACAGATGTCCGAGGTGTTGCGCACCTTTCAAAACATGCTGACTCGCATTCCCGAGTGGTCAGACTCTACGTTGACCACCGAGGTTGAACGCATCCAGAAAGTGACCAAGTGCACTTATCTCGACGACCTGATCATGGGGGTCTTTATCGCATACATGAAGTCATTTGCGTCTCTTCACTACAAGGGCGGATCTTCTGAAATCAAGATAGAATTCGATCGCCCCTCTCTTGCTAAGTTCATCCACGAGCTCTACAAGCAGTCGGCCCGCAAGGTATGGCAGGTGGCATACCTGTTCAAGACGGTCGGGGTCAGCACGGAGCAACAGGCTCGTAATCGCCAAGACATCGACAAATTGGTGGCTGAGTGTATGGAGCACGTAATACGCGGATTCCTGCCTTGGGAGGCTATCGCCAAGAAGTACTTTGCCGAACCTCCGGTTCAAGATATTATTAAGCCCGTGGACCCAGTAGCAGAAGAGCCCCCGAAGGCAGTCTCATTTGGAAACGCGGAATCCGAGTCCGAGTCCGAGGATGAATCCGATGAAGACAAGCCCAGACTAATGTTGGGCGAAGAGGATACTACTATTGAATTTGAGAACTTGGACGAGTCTTCTCCGTCAGAAATTGAGGTTCCGGAGACGCCTAAAAATCCAATGGACGAAATTAGTTCTAAGGCAGAAGAGACTCTCGTTCTAAATCTGTAAAGATTACCACAAATTCTCAACAAATGGCGATGACCTTAATAGTGGCATCTATCGCAGTCGCACTTGTCGCATTCATTCTATACGCGATTGAGCGTAAGTCCAAGGGGGAGCCTATTTCGTGGGAGCACGCAGGGAAGATTTCGTTGTTCAGTGGACTTATTACGTCCGGCGTAGTGTTCTCGACTTCTGGTGAGACTATACCCGACATCACCAAGGCTGTAGCCGAAAACGTGGCTCCAGTCCAAGAAATGTTTGTGGGAACTCCCTCTTTCTAACGCGAATCTTCGAGAACATTGAATGTCCGCTTGAGTTTCTCAAGATACAAGATCCCATCCATCAGTTCTTCTTGGGCGTGCTGAATCCAGTCGAGCGGTTCCAAGTCTTTGCGGTCAAGCGTGACGCCATACTTCTTTATCCCAACTTCTGAACGCTGTAGAAACTTTTTTACCACGGCCTGAACAACTGTATCGGGGCACTCCATGTTTGCTTGATTGAACCACAATCCATCTAAAAGTCAATAGAGCACACCGAAACTCCAAGAGGAATGTTTCGTATTTCGTACATCGGTTTCAGGGAACTAATCTCTTTTCTTGGAACCGCTGTATCCTTACAGTAACGAGCAATCGCCTTATATAACTCGAATCCGTGAAACCTATCATGCTTGGCTTCATTCTTTCCAAACAATATAGACGTTCCGTCATCTAAAGTCAACCACTTCTTGAAAAGAGTAAAAACCATATTGTCTCCGTAATCCCCGTCGGGTCCCTCGGGAAACATATCCCAGAACATCGAAGTAGCCAATCTCACCAAGTCAAACGAGGCGTTCGGCTTAATCTCTTTATGTTTCGAAGTGTAGTAGGGCCCGGTATTATACTGACCTCCTGCTTCCTCGTCTAACGAAAAATGATCGCTCATGAAAAGCTTAGCTTCTTTCATTCCAGATAGCTTGATTGACGCAATACTTCTCTCAAAGTCAATGATTTTGATGAGGTAGCCATAAGTAGGAACTTTGTAAAGCGTTCCTTCGCAAGTGTAATACAGAAACTCTTGCGTCGTGGAAATATACATGACGTTGTTGGAGTGAAGGTCATTATGGGTAAAGGCAAAATGGCATTGGGCAAACGCAAGAGCGAACATGGTCTGTGCGAGCCACGCTAAATGCTTTTCGGGTTGAAAATACATAGAGCAAAGCTTGTACAAAGTTCCTTCACACTTCTCCATGATGGTTGTTTGAACCGGCACATCTGTAAAGGTAGCCCATGCAAAAGGTTCTTCGTCTTCGTCTTCGTCTTCGTATTCATCAAAGGACTCACAGCCGCACGACTCCACCTCAAAGATATAGGACGTTGAAACAGACGAACCGTCTGAAGAATCGTCATCAATTTCGGCCTCTTCGGTAAATACGCGATTTAAGTCCGCCATTTCATCAGACGCATGAATGCCTTCAATGGTCTCTACATTGCCGAGCGTGATTTCGTCATCGCCCAAAAGCAGAGAAGCTCTGGCTCCGCGCGTATGATTAAAATCTGAGCTCTTGCTTACCGATTCCGAAAGTTTGATTTCAAAAGTCTTGCCGATATTTACAGAAAACCACGAGCGGTCGCACAAGTCCGCATAGTCATCCGAAATGTCGATAGTATGCGATTTGGACATCCCCGTAAAAACGCCATACACTTTTGGAAAATGCTGGCATCCTGAATGGGATAAACCGGCAGAAATGATAGCCCCAACATAAGTAGAATTATCGGGATTCTGGAGTTTCTTGTGTGCGAGTGCGGACTCTTCAGAACTATTAGGAAGTCCCAACGCCTTTCCATAATCACCCTGCATCCATTTGAATGGGCTCAAAATCATGGTGTTTTTACGATGAATATTAACGGTCTCCCCGAGACTTGTCTTGATCGTATCAAGGGACACGATGGAAGAAACCTCGTTATCAAAGCGGATTCCATACTCGGATGCGTTTTCCAATGTAGTAGTCTTAAACAACCTTTCGATTGGAGGAAAAAACGGTTGAAGATTGAAGATGTTCCAATGGGTTTCCGACCCAGACCGAAGTGTTTTCAGGTTTCCATAATGATGGGCGGACATAACAATGGAGTTAGTCCGCAATTCCTGCTTCTTCTTCTTCATATTGTAGAAGCGTGTTAAACCAAAATCAAAAACTTCACGCAATAGATTAACATGAACTTCCAGATCAAGAAGTTCAATATAGACAACATTCGCGACCGATGTGAAATTGACTCAAGAAAATCTCCAATGATTGTAGTGATAGGCAAAAAGGATACCGGAAAATCTTTCTTGGTTCGCGATATTCTGTTTAACTGCCAGTCGGCCTTTCCAATCGGGACCGTTATTTCAGGAACTGAGGTCGCCAATGAATTTTTTCAACACATGGTTCCTTCCAAGCTCATTCATGACAAATACAAGCCAGAAGTTGTTATGGGCGTTATTAAGCGTCAGTTAGGAGCAAAGACGCAGCGTAATCAAGACAAAAACAGAAACGGCGGAAATTCCGGAATCGATCCTCGTGCTTTCTTGATTTTAGATGATTGTTTGTACGATGCTTCGTGGATTAAAGAAGAATCTACTCGTTATGTTTTTATGAACGGTCGTCACATTGATTTGATGACCATCATTACGATGCAATATCCTCTGGGCATTACTCCTAATTTGAGGACTAACGTAGACTTCATATTTATTTTGCGCGAGACCATTCTTGGAAATAGGCGACGAATCTACGAAAACTACGCTGGAATGTTCCCCACGTTTGAAATGTTCTGCCAGTTCATGGACCAGTGCACCGAAAATTTTGAGTGCATCGTAATCTGCAACGGGGTTCAGTCGAACCGCCTTGAAGATCAGGTTTTCTGGTATAAAGCAAGTGATCACCCGTCTTTTAAGCTGTGTAGCGATTCCCTGTGGAGTGATAACAAGCCCTTTTCTAGCTCCATGCTAGCCCAAGACGAATACAGCCCCGACAACCTACGCAAAAAGAATTCAAGCCCTTGGGTTCACGTAAAAAAGACAGGTTAGCGGCGGTGCTTCCGGCTACGGCGACGGCGAGTCTTACGCTTACGACCACCAATACCCGACTTGGAAAGCTGAGCCGTCAGTGTGTCCATCTCGGCATCAGGAGGCCTAAACGTGGCAGCCTTCATCTCAAAAGCCTTGGGTGGACTTGAAGGAGCGCGGGGCACTTGTATTTCCATACCCGTCGCAGAACGCTCAGTGGGCCCCAGCATCGCCGACTTTCCGAAACTAGACACGAGTCCCTTCCAGTCCGTGGGGGCCCTGCGAACAGTCTTCTTAGAGGAAACGGCTTCCGCATAGGCCTTGCCCTTTTCCGTCTGCTTTCTTTCTCTGGCTCCTCCGCCCATTTGTTTATTTATAGGTCGCGATTTGTTCCCTCCGTCGGGTGAACGGGTGCCTGGATCGCATCTTCCAACTGCTTGGCATCGGCCAAGCCCGCGTCCTCTAACGCCTGATTACGGCGGCGCTCGTTCTCCTCCTTCTGTAGCCGGATCTTCTCGTTTTTCTCCTCCTCAAAAAAGATCTCGCGGTTCACCTCGTTCTCCTTGTACTTCCGCATCATCTCGTTGAGCTCCTTCTCGGCATACTCTACCTCGGGCATCAGGTGCTCAGAAGGGTCCCACGGCAGCCACATGCCCACCTTCCCGACATAGAGGTTGTCCTTGGGGTAGCGACGCTGGAGCACCTTCGCGTAGTTCTGGCACTCCTCCAGGTTGGCGAAGACGCGGCGGACCTTGATGCCGCGCACGTTCGTGCGGAAGCCAACGGCCTCGCTGAACTCCGTCTCAAGCTCCTTCTCCTTCTTCAGCAGGAACACCTCGTACTGCTCGTGGATGTCCGTCTTCTTGATCTCGTCGTTGTGGACCTTGGTGAACTCCTCCATGTCCTTGAAGAGGTCCTCCACCTTCAGCGTGTACTTCTTGGCGATGAAGGCCATGAGGTGCTCCATGCCCTTGATCTTCCAGTCGTACTCCAGCCACTCCACGAACTTCTCGTTAAAAAACTCCTCGCGGCGCTTGATGATCTTCTCGGGCGAGAGGAAGGAGATCACGCAATAACGCTGGGTCGGCACCTCGGGATCCTCCTCAAGATAGTCCATTGGGGTGGTTCCATCATCCTCAAATTTGGGTAGGGTCTGGCGGGGCATTCTGTTTGTTTGTTAATGGCGAGGTCTGTGAAAACGATTATTTTACCGAACTGTTCGGCGAACACTCGCCGATACCTCTTGTTTGCTGCATCATCACCGGAGCAGAGCACCCCTTACAAGGACACTTCTTGTGTCCGTGTCCCAGAATGTGTCCAATTTCATGATTGACTAACTGCTGGCGGTAACCATCCAAACTCAATTTGCTTTTCGGGGCTCCATTGAACCACCGATAAGCATTCAAATACATGAATCGTCCTCCAACCTCGGCACACGAAAGAGAGCCATCGCCACAAATCTTTTGAATTGTAGAAGGCGATGAAAGTCTTATGAGAACCTTTTCACCATTTACAACAGGTTCAAAAAAGTATCCGTGTATGGACCAACCCTCGGGATGATTCAAATAAGCCATCACATTAAATCCAATTTGAACTGGGAGTCGAATATCATATTCTTTTACGACATCTTC